ACGTTCCGCTCCCGCAGCAGGATGTGGAGCCGGTGCGTCCCGATATGGACGTGCAGTCAGTCGAGGTCGAGCGGGCGCAGGACCCGCAGGGGTTTGCACAGGAGTACCTGTGTCGGCCCATCTCTGACGAGTACCGTTTCTTCACCTCTGACGGCATCCGCAGGGCGCAAAAACGCGGTGCGGAGTCCGTGACCGACACCGGCGACCTTATCGGTTCGTACACTGGGTGGTCACCAGCCACGCACGCACGAAATGGTGGCAAGATGGTGATGGGCGTGGACATTGGGATTGACCGTGACGATACGGCAATTGCGGTGTTCGAACACGTCGGTCCCCGGAGATACCTTCGGTTCCACACCATGCTGTCCCATCAAGACCTTCATGCGGTAGGTCTTGATAGTTCACGGGTCAATGACCCGTCGAACGTTGCAGAATACATCAATCGCCTGTCACAGCAGATGGGCGTTGATAGGGTCTTCCTCGATAAGACCGGGCCGGGCAAAGGTTTCCAAAAGGAAGTCGAGGCCCGCCTCGGACGGAAGGCTGTCGGGTTTAACTTTTCCGACAAGGACGAGATAAAGCGGATGATGGGCGATTTCAACTTCGCCCTTCACAACGACCTGGTGACGCTTGTTCCGGGAAAGGCAATCAAGGGCCAACTGGAAGCGATTGTCAAGGAACAGCGGCACGAAACGTCAAAGGCCCGTTTCACGGGCAAGAAACACGCGCCAAACGGCAAGGACGACCTTGCGATGGCGCTCGTGTTAGGTGCGTACCCGCCTGACTTCGACGCAGACCGGAACACGACGCCGCAACAGCGGAAGAACGTTTCTGGATACCAAGACGAAGAGCCTGAACGCGCTGAAGGCTCTGGTAGAAGTAACGGCTTCCGTCAGATGGTCCAGTCGAGCGGTAGCAGAATGGCAGACTCGGATAGTTCAGACGAACACGTTGCGATTGGGGTTCAACCGGATACTGGCCCTGATAGACGTTACAAGCGGCGACACTCTCGATAATGGCTAAAACTGAAGAACAAAACTTCGTTGCACCGGAAATTCCCGAAGGGGAGAGTGCAGATTTCTATACTGAGTCCCCGAAGGGCGTTATTCGGAGCGACACGGGAGGTTCGTCGTCTGTTGGTGGCGACAGAGCGGCTGACGCTCCGTCTGACACGATTGACGAACACCGGGATATTGCGTACACCGACCCGCACGTCAAAGAGGGTCTGATGACCCTTATCGACTGGGTGGTTGGTGATGGTTTCAACATCTCGCCGCGAAGTTTCGAGTCTGCGATGGAAACTGGGGTCGCGGGACAAGCGGCTGCGACCGCACAGGGAGAAGACGTGCCCTCTGCTTCAGAGGGGTCTTCGCAAGGTGTCCAGAACCTCAGACTTCTTCTGAAAAACTCTGATTTCTGGACCGTTTTCGTGGACTGGGTTCAGTACGCGGCCATCGACGGTCACGCTTTCATGGAACTGGTCGTTGAAGACGAGCAGTTCAAGCCGAAGCTCCTTCCGACAAAGAAGATGAAGCGGAAGGAAGACAAGTACGGAAAACTCCAGTTCTACAAGCTGGAGACGCCCCAAGGCGGCGGTAGCGGAGGTGGCAGTGCCGGTGGCGATAACGACATCAAGTACCCCCCGCACGAGGTCGCCGAGCTTACCTTTTCGAAACATCCGACCGATGATTTCGGTCGCTCCCTCGTGGAGCCTATCGCTGAACAGGCTGATATGCTCCGCGACAGGGAGATTGACTACGCCCGCTTCATCGCTACGAAGGCGTACCCGCCGATTCTCTGGAAACTTGGTGACGAGGACCACAATTGGACCGAAGACCAAGTTCAGGCGTGGATGGACAACGTTCAGTCCATCGAGCCGGACACGATGCTTGCCGCGCCCCACGACGTTGAGACAGACGTTGTAGGCACGACCAGCACGTCGTCAACGGCGGGGGCGATGCGGCTGGAGGAAACCTTCGAACACTTCGAGAATCGCGTTGTGACGGGCCTCGGTGTGCCTCGTGTCCTGATGAACATGGACACCGAAGGACAGGGCGAGACGACCGCGGCGATGCCCTCGTTCAAGCGCCGTGTCAGTCGGCTCCAGAACCGCGTGAAGTCTGCTGTCGAACAGCAGATTCTCAAGAGTCTCCTGAACGAGAGCGCGAATCTGGAAGACTTCGACGGGACGGTCCCCGAGTTCCAGTTTGGCGAACACAGCTCTGCTGAGAAGCGCCTCGAACTGGACAAGCTGCTCAATTTGTTCAATAACGGACTTCTGACCCCTGAAGCGTTTGCAGAGCGGGCTGGCATCGACCCTAATGAAGTTCCTGAGTTCTGGAACGACGGCGAACACCTGGATAATCTCTTGGTTCTTGCCCAAAAGGGCGATGCAATTCAGAACCCCGACGGTGGCAGCCCCACAGACACGGAAGGTGGGTCAGAATCAGCGGGCGGCGAGGTTACTTCGAGACAGGACCCTGGAGCCGATTCGAGCGACGGTCGGAACAAAAAATCTGTCACAGAGGACGAAGGCTAATGACTAATGGACGACTCTGAAACTACTCAACTTGAAGAAATACACTCTGAGGTTCAAGGCTCTCACGCTCAGTTAGGTGCAATCAACGAACGGACTCGGAACATCGAACGACAACTGGAAATTATTTCTGAGAACGTCTCAGACAACGCAGACGACATTAACGAGCTTGAAGGAAAGGTAAAGCGGAACACGACTATCGTAACTGGCTTCACTGGTGGGGTCAGTATGCTTCTGCTTTGGCTATCCGATAAGGCCACTCGACTTTTCTAATGAGCGAACACGAACTAAATATCGAAGAGCGGCTGGCGTTCAGTGCGAGTACCCCGGACGGGGGCCTCGACTTCAGCCACTCCGAGTTCGAAGAGCGCATCGGGACGGGCTTCAACGAGCATGGGGTCCGTGAGAACTACGACAGCGAAGGCGACCTCGAAACTGTGGACGTGATTTTCGAGGCGATGGAGCCGGGACCCCCGGAGCGCCGCAATGGGGTTCGCATCACCGAGGACTTCCTCGATAAGGTCGATGAGAAGGAGTACGATGCTCCGCCTCATCTGAAGGACCACGAAGACAAGAACAGTTGGGCGAAAATCGGTGAAGTTCGCACTGCTTGGTTCTCTGAGCGGCTGAACAAGTTCATGTTGATGACTCGGACCCCGAACATCGAGGGGTCGCAGAATCATCAGGAAGCAGTAGCCCGGTACACCCATGACCCGCCTGCTATCCGCGACGGGTCGCTGGGCTTCGGCGACAACTATACAGCCGTTATCAACGACGACGGGGAGCCGGAGATGAAGAACGGCAAGTTCCGCGAGTTCTCGACGGTGAACTTCGCGGGCGGCTACGACGAGGGCGGCGTCAACGCGGCCTTCGCTGAAGCCGTTGAGGATGCGGAAGCTGAGTTCGATGACCCGGCGGACGACGATAAGTCCGGCGAGAACTCGGCGGCGGAAGACTTCGCGGTAGAGACGAACACAATTCAATTCTAACATGGAACTTAACTTCAATCGAGTTACATACGACGGCGATCTTGCTGACTTCTCGGAGGAACAGCTTCGGGAACTGGTCAGCGAGTTCGAGACTGCACAGGAGTCCAACGTCGCTGAGTTCGAAACGGCGACCGAGGCACTGGACGAAGTTGACGATAGCGTTATCGAAGACTTCGAAGACGCACGCGAGGACCTTATCGGTGACATCACGGAGGCGGAAGCCTTTGATGAGGTCCCCGTGAGCGAGGATGTTCTCCGTGACTCGGAGACTACTTCCTTCGCTGACCTTCAGGACTGGAAGGAGTTCGTTGCCGAGGCGGGAGCCGAGGACAGCGAGGACTCCGACGAGCCTGAAGACGAGGGCGACTTCGAAGACTTCGGTCAGAAGTCCCCGGCGGACTCCGACGACGAAGCGGAAGACTTCGTTGAGCGGGAGCTTGGCAGTATGCAGGGCCTCAACCTGTAAAACTGCGTTTTCTTTCAACTAACTAATGACGGATTTCAACATCGCAACTGGCGAGGAACAGCCTCTCAACCGAACTGGTATCGACAACGTGCAGGTCACTGGTGAGAACCAGGGCGTGCCTGTCGGTATCGACAACTCCGGCTCTGAGCCGCAACTGGTTCGGGCCGACGCCGCTGCTGACGCCAACGAGGGCGGCTCTGCGCCCGTTCAGGCCATTGGTGTCCTCTTCCCGCGTGAGGTCATGCCGAGTGACCTCTCGAACGTCACCCAGCATCCCTGGAATGACGTGGAAGAGCAGATTTACAAGGAAGAGCGTACCCTTGCGGGCGACCGGGCGACGGTCGTTCGCTCTGGTATCGAGATGGTCAACGACGACGATGACACCGACTTCACGCCCGGTGAGCCGGTGTATCTCGACGTTGGCGGCGGCTTCACGCAGTCGAAGCCTGACGGTACTGCTGGGAACGCGATTCAGGTTCTCGGCGTTGCCTGTACCACGATGGACGACGGCGTGAACCCGCAGAACGTTAGCAAGGACCGGCTGTTCCTTGAAGTGGACGCCGACTACTCCACCGCTTGAAGACTCAACACAGCTAACTTAACTCTTAATTTCAAATGGCACGACGACATGAACTGCACACCGCTGACGGTGTGCCTATCGACGACCTGCTCGAAAAGGCCCGCGTCCTCATCGACCGCTACAACGATGCGGAGAAGCCGTTCCGCGAGATGTTCGCGGAGACTGTCTCTGAGCAGACGTTCTATCAGGAAGCCGAACAGGACGACGTGTACTGGGACGAGCTTTCTGAAGGCGAACAGCCCCGTGCGATGCGGCAGGAGGAAAGCGACGGCAAGTGGATGACCATCCGTGGGACGACCTACTCGAAGTCCCTCGGTATGTCGCAGAAGTACGTGCGGCGCACGCCTTCGGAGGAAATCCTCCGCAAGCTCCGCAACCTGCTCTCCGGTGCGAAGAACACCGAGGAACAGCTCATCTACGACACGCTCCAGAACGGCATCATCGATGGTTCGGGAGCTTGGTACGACATCAAGGATTACGGCGAATACAACTTCAGTAACTCCCACGACCACGTTTTCGGAGACACCGACGAACTCTTCGATGACGACGGCACGGACGACACGGCCTACGAAGCTCACGAACACATCGAAGAGGCCAAGCGCC